ATTCAATAGGGGATTGTTCATATAGATTTAAATTTCCTTTATCTTCTTTAATAATTAATCTTTTTAATTTGCTTAAATCGGGTGCTGCTGGTTGAACTGTTGATAAATTATATAATTTTTTACCAGGTAGTATCGGTGATTCTACCAATGGTTTTGTAGGAGGAATAATATAACCAGGTCCTCTATTTTTAGCAGACATTGTTTTTGTAATTGCATATTGTTCTTCATCTCCTTCAAAATAACGACATGTAAATAATATATAAGTTCCTTTTCCCATTTTTTCTATCATATCACTTAATTTAATCAATTCATATTTCCCTTCACCATCTACACCGGTTAAATCTTCAGTTCCTGGTTTATAATGAAAAATTTTCTTATAATCTTTTGTACCTTTTTGAAAGCAAATCACAGAACAATTAAATCCTCCACCTGGATCATCACTATCACAACCTCTCCCTCTTAATTGAATTTTTGTTTCAGGATATAAATCACCTGGTAAATGTAATCCATATTGAAAATTAAATTGATTATTGGGATCTTCTACTATAGACGAATATTCAGAACCTAATTTTTTATATTTATCTAATAAAGGTTCAAAATTACTATGTAATTTTTTTACAGAATCATCATTTTCAAAAATAGTATTTCCATCCATGTACAATTTCATAAATGGGACAAAAAGTTTTTTTATGCCTCTTAAATTACTCAACTGAGGAATACAAACATTTGTTTGACTTAATGTAATTACTTTTACACCAGATGGAATTCTAAAAGCTTGTTTATGTATAATATTTCCATGACCATGAACTATTTTTACACTATTCTTTGGACACCTTTGACTCTCGTTTGTAGCGACATCTTTCATAGTCCTTCTTTTAGAACCATTTGGCATAAAATCAAACCCTGTTTTTTCAATATTTTTAAAATATTGTTCGATCGTCGTATGGAATAATTCTTCATTTTCAATGTATATACGTTTTAAATATTCTATGTAATTTTTTTTAACTTCGCGACTGTGCATTATTATTGTCTCAATACTTGATCTGTTAGATATACCTTCTTCTTTAACTATATTATAAATATTAGCATATTCTTCACCATTTGGATCAAAAACATACATATATAATCTGTATAAATTATCATCATCATCAAATATCTGTTTTGGTATATATTCTTTTATTAGATGTTCTATTAAATCATTATAATTAAACTCAATACCAAACTCTTCAAAAATAGGTATTTGTCCTGTTATTTGTTTTTCTAAACCGTCAAAAAAACCTGGGAGACTATTTAATTTTAAAGTTGATATTTTTGTTCTTAATAGAGAAAAAATACTATCTACATCTATCTTAAATTCTTTTTGTCCTTCGGGTTCAGAAGAATAAATCATATGGGGTAATCCATAATCTTCCATATAATATAATATTATATAATATTATATAATAATGCCTAAAAGAAAGTATTCAAAAAGACAAAAGGGTGGTATGAACTCATCAAGAAGTAGATCAAGACCTAGAAGTCATTCAAGGGCTAGAAGTAATTCAAGGGCTAGAAGTAATTCAAGGGCTAGAAGTAATTCAAGGGCTAGAAGTAGGTCAAGAGCCCCTAGTAGAGGTAGAGCAAGAAATCCTATAGATCAGGAATTATTTCAACATGTAGACCCTATTGCTATGAATGTATACAGGAATACTCAAGCAATACAAAAAATAATGAAAGATATAAATCGTATCAAAGAGGCTTTAAATATTTCAGAACCACCCCCGGAATTACAAGATGTTGTTCCACAAGAAGTTGATGGTTAAAGGACAAAATTCATTCAAATTTAATATTAAAAATATGAGTGAATGTATAGAATAATATGGATGAAGAGATGTTAATGAGTTCTATCATGAAGGATATAGATGAATGTAAAGATAAGAGAAGTGAAACATTAAAACGTAAAATGTATCTTGTAGATTCCCCTTTGAGGTCTAGCATTGAAACATTAATCATGACTGGTTACAGTTTTTCTGATGCTGTTATCAAAGCATACGAAGATTATACAATTGATTTAGAGGGGAAAATAAAAAATTATGAGAAAGGATATGTTTTAATAGAAACTACACTACCTAGAGTTGATAGTGGTGATTATGACACATGCGAATTAAACCGTTTTGAAAGGGAAAAAAAGATGAAAGGAGAATAAAATTTGATATTTATATAAGTTAAATTATAAAACATGAAATATTGCGTTATTCGTAAAGAAAGTGCACAAAAAATATTCACAAAAGGCGATACTGATATTGAATTTATTCAATTTAATTCAAAGGAAAATGCTGAAAATTATTTGAAGTATGGTAAGATTGATGGTGAAATTAAAAATGTAGTTGTTTTTACAGATGGAGCATGTACTAATAATGGAAAACCTGGTGCTAAAGCAGGTATAGGTGTGTATTTTGGAGTAGAAGATCCAAGAAATGTTTCAAGGAAGATTGATGGAAGACAAACAAATAATCGCGCTGAGTTACTGGCTATTATAGAAGTATTCAAGATTCTAAATGAAGAAATAAATGGAGGTGTAACTGTAACTATTTATACAGATTCAAAATACAGTATCAATGTATTGACAACATGGGCTGAAAATTGGGAAAAAAATGATTGGACAAAAAGGAATAAATCTCAAATCTTGAACCTCGAAGTTATTAAAGAGGGTTATTACTTTCTAAAAAAGTTTCGTAACGTTGAATTAAAATATGTTGAAGCACATACATGTAAAGGTGATGAATTATCAATTGGAAATGCTTGTGCTGATAATTTAGCAACGCAGTCAGACAGTCTAAAAAAAAAATATATATATATATATATATATATAATGAATCATCTATCAAACAAAACAACTATTGCTATTATGGTTTTCTATTCTTTCTTAACATTTTTTCTAGGACCATATGTATCCGGGATGGTATTAAAAAATAATCCTAATCATGACGTAATTGGCTTCGCAGTTGGTTTTGTAGTTAGCGTCATTCTTTGGGTAAAAGTTGGAAGAGATTACATAACTAAATAATTTATTCTCTCTTTTTTTTTGTCTTTCTCCTTTTAGAACGTTTTTTATATCTTTTATTAGACTTTTTACATTCCTTGTATGGCGCACAACTTGACCTTTTAGAAAAGCCTTTTACTTTTTTATATGGAATACATTGTTTTTTAGTAAACTTACGTGGAAGTTTAAATGTCCTCTTTTTTACCCTACATATTTTATCCTTTTTACTGTGATTACAACAATCTTTCATGTATAATCTATCAAATATTTAAAAGATAAATTATGATTAATATTAAATTATGTGTGGAATATTTTTACATCTTTCAGATGATATTGATGTTGAAAATGTTAGAGGATATGGAGAAAAGATAAAACATAGGGGACCTGATTCAACAGTTGAAAAGACAATACATGAAGATGGTAAATCACTTTATTTTCAGTTTCATCGTTTAGCTATTAATGGTCTATCTGAGAGTGGAAATCAACCAATGGAGATAGGAAATAAAGTTCTCATGTGTAACGGAGAAATATACAATTATAAAGAACTAGCTGAAAAATACAGTTTCAATCTAATCACAGGTAGTGATTGTGAAATTATCATTCATTTATCAAGTATTATGCCTGTAAAAGATTACATACGATTACTTGATGGTGTATTTTCATTTGTATTATATGATAAACTTCAAAAGTGTTTAACAATTGGTCATGATCCATTGGGTGTAAGACCACTATACTGGAGTAAAGACCACCATACTGATTGTAAAACACTTACAATCTGTTCTGAAATGAAGGGTATCTATGATTTAAAAGAAAACATTGAATTTTATCCACCAGGAACATTTTCATTGTATTATTTAAAAACAAATAAACTCCATACATATTCTTTTTATAATTTTAAATATCCTCGTATAAATCATAATGAAGAAGAAATATTAATGAATATAAAAGAAAAGTTAACACAGGCTGTAAAGAAACGTTTGCTAAGTGACAGACCAATTGGATGTCTTTTATCAGGAGGCTTAGATAGTAGTATAATTACATCAATTGTCTGTAAATTTATAGAACCTTCAAAAGTGAAAACATTTTCAATCGGATTGGAGGGATCTCCTGATTTAATCGCATCAGAAAAAATAGCCGAATATTTAGGGACAGATCACACGGCAGTAACACTGACAGAAGCAGAAATGTTTAATGGTATTGAAGAAACTATTCGTCAAATAGAATCAATAGATACAACGACTATAAGGGCGTCTGTCCCTATGTATTTACTATCAAAATATATTTCTGAAAAAACTGATATTAAAGTTATATTAAGTGGCGAAGGAAGCGATGAAGCATCAGGATCTTATTTATATTTTCATAAAGCACCTAGTCCTCAAGAATTTGAAAAGGAAACAATCCGTCTCTTGAAGGATGTAAGAATGTTTGATGTATTACGCGCTGATAAAACAACCGCCGGGAATGGTTTAGAGCTTAGAGTTCCTTTCTTTGATAAAGAATTTTTAAAATATTATATGGGGATAGACCCAACATTAAAGATTGTTCGTCAAGGTATGGAAAAGTTCTTATTGAGAAAATCATTCGAAGGAGAATTACCCGAAGAACTATTATGGAGAAGAAAAGATGGATTTTCAGATGGTGTTTCTAGAAATGAAAGACCATGGTATGAAATAATTGATGAAATATCAAAAGATAAGGGATATTACGGGGAAAAGCATCTATATTCCGAGATATTCAAAATTTATTATGAAAAATCATATGATATCATACCTTATGAATGGATGCCAAAATGGGTTAATAATGTCGGTGATAATCCTTCTGGAAGATTAATTTTAGATTAATTTGTTTGCTTTATATATATATATGTTATGGCTTATAGTTGTTGTAGGAGCACTTGTTGTATTTATTGGGGCGGGTTACATATTACTAAAAGGAGATGATAGTTCTAAAAAAGAGAAAGAAAAGGGTGGTGGTGGTCCAGGTGGAGAAAGTAATATGGGTGTTCAGGGTTTAGATGGTTCAGGAGAAGGTGGAGATGGAGGTGGTTCAGGTGGCGGTGGTGGTGGGACATCTGGAATAACTGATCCTTCGGACCCTTCAAACTATGTAAGTTCTAATAGCGGTGGTTTAGACAGTGCTCCAGTTGCTCCAGGTTCACCTGGCGCATACCAAGAAATTGCTAGTAAGCCTGTTTGCGATCCTAATTTATGTACAGGTGAAAAAGTATTAAAAAGCACTACAAGAAAAGGTGATACAGTTGAAGAATGTTGTAGGGATAAAGCATGTATGATAGATTGGAACCCTGATTCCAATCCACCTGGTGATCCAGATCAATGTAAAGTAGATGGTATGATTTTTGACGAAGATATACCTAATCCGAATGGAAAAACAAACGCGGAATGTTGTAAAGAAGATACAACAAGCTATAGTCGTTGGTGTGTTCAAGATGTAGCTTATAAAGCAGACGGAACGACTGAAAAGACGGCAAGTCCATCTCCAGTTACAGGTGGGTGGGGGGACCTTTGGTCGTCAGATAGGAGAGCGGGAACTAAAGATCTTAGTGGTCTTGGTTCATCTATTCAAGCAACATTCAATGAATGTAAGAAAAAATGTGATGAACAATCAGATTGCTCTGCGATATGGGTAACAACTGATGGCCGTTGTAGGCTTCAACAACCATTTACAACTGAAGATTTCGATGGAAATAGCGACGGATATATAGCTGCTTTAGCAGGATATGAAAAGAATAATCAAAATGGAACTGGATTAGATCATGCTTCTGCTGGAGAATTTTTTCTGAAATCAACTTTCCTTCCACCTGAAAAAAGAAAGATGACTATTAATGGAGAAATAAAAATAGCAGGAATTGATGAAGATTTCTGTCCACTTAAATATACAGGCATTTACGGACATGGAAATTGGGATGCGGGACATTATCCCGGTATGCATATTCAACCCGACCTGAATAGCGGAGGTATGACAGGAGCTGTCAAATGTTACAATACTGGAACTGTAATTGAAGGGGATTTAAAGTTAGAAAAAAATAGTTTCGCCCCCGTTATAAATAAATGTGGTCAAATGTGTGAAAAATACGATGACTGTGAAGGTTATTGGATATTTACATCAGGGAATAATCATGGCAGATGTTGTTTAAAGACTGGGTTAACCCCAGAAACAGCAAAAACAGCATATTTAACAAAACCCACTCAAATGGGAATGTATATGGTTCGTGTTAAAGATGGTGTTATGGGGGCAAGACCATGGAGAAAAAGTGTAGGAAGAGCGAAAAGTGCTTAAATATATATTTATTAATTTATTTTTTATATATGTTTATATATATATATAGATATAATATGTCAGGTAAAGCTATTGGTATTGGAGTAGCCGTATTACTATTCTTAGTAGTTTTATATTTTGTGTTTTCTGGAGATGATAAGTCAACCACTGTTGCTGAAGGGGAAGAAGTTCCTGAACCAGAAGTTAATGATCCACCATGTAGCGAATACGAGTGTGGAGAAGGTCTTGAAACGAAAGATGGTGAATTAGGGACAACTTCTCAACAATGTTGTCAGAAACCATTATGTCCTACAGATATTTGTAGTGCTAATAATGTTGTATTTAAAGATCCAATAGAAAATGCTAGGGGAGATACATTAGAAGAATGTTGTGAAGATGCATTATGTTCGCTAGATAAATGTAGTGTAGGATACAAGTTGAGTGGTAATAGATTGGGAAGAACAAATGCAGAATGTTGTATTGAAAAGCCACTCTGTTTCCCAAGTGATGTGAGCGAAGGGCCCGGTGTCACGTGTCCTGAAGATACTCATACACCAAAAGATGAAAATACAAAGGGATCTACTAAAGATGAATGCTGTACATCAAAAAGTTGTCAGGCCAATGGTTGGGGAGATATAGTTGTAGATGGTGGGAGTGAAACAGGTGGTGGGTGTGCCGCTGTAAATCTATCTCCAAAAGAAAATTTAACTAGTATTCTAGGATATACATCAGATTTGTGTTGTCAACAACCGTTATGTAGTGAAGTAACTGATATCACATGTCCCGAAGGTAAAAAAATAGATCTATCTCCAGGAAGTGACCTTAGAGGTTCAGATGCTGAATCATGCTGTGTCCCTAAAACGTGTGATGAGAATGAGTGGGGTGGTGAAAGTTTCAATAACGATGGAACAAATATAGGATTAAATAAATGTAAGTTTTATTCAGACCAAACTAAAAGTCCAAAAGATGATTTAGAGAAAATTTCTGGTAATAGTGTAGATGAATGTTGTGAAGAAAAATTGTGTTCAAACAATTTTTTTTATGATGATAGATGTACTGGCACAATAGACGAGACATCTCCTTGTTTTAAATTAGGAAATATGATACCTGGACGACCTTTATCAGTAGGTAGTTTGAAGACAAATTGTGCCTCTGAGAACCCTCCAGATGGTAAAAAATTAGCACCAGATGGAACATTAATGCCTGTAACTGGTGATGCAATAGATACTTGCTGTGTATCATTGACATGTGGGGAATTAAAAGAAAAAGATCCTAATATCGCGAACTGTGGAGCGGAAGGTGTATTCAATCCCGATGGGATATCTGATATATCTACAGATGGAAGTGAAAACCCGTGTTGTTCATCAAGTACATGTGATGTGTCATATAAAGGAACTGATAAATGTGCAGATCCAGCTACATATGGTAGAAGCGAGGCGACCGATGTATATGAATATTCTCGGTATGGAGGCTCTGATGCAGTAAGCGTAAACGTAGAAAATATGAAATATGACATTACTAAAGGACCTAGTTCCGCGGGACCAGGATGCTGTGTCCCTAAAACGTGTGCTGATTTAGGTTTTAACGATGAAAAGTGTAGAAGTAAAAGTGGAGGAGAAAAATTATCAGATCCAAATAAAGCTAGTAATTTTGTTGAGGGGGATGGGGTAACATCATGTTGTAGGGAAAAACCTTGTTCTCAACAAACGGAAGAAGAACTTAATCAAATGTGTGGATGGAATATGACAAAAAAATCAGTGCTACCAACTGAAGGAGAAGGATCTGCTGAAAAATGTTGTGATTACAAGAAATGTTCTGATATAGGATGGGATGATGCTAAGTGTAAAGACCGTGAATATACAAGGGCATCGGTTAGAGGTAAAGCAAAGAAAGATGCCGATGGTGAAAGTTTGACTTTAGATGATACTTCTAAAACGGATGGAACGGGGACTAAGTGGAAAGCTGATTCAGCTAAAACTAATACAACAACCGATTTTGAAGGGGACGAATATTGTTGTGAACAAGATCTTGAAGATAATTTTGCTAGAATGTGTGTAGGAAAAGAATGGCGGAATGGGGTTATTTCAAATCTAAGTCCTGGAGTGAACATCACTCAACACGACGGTCATCCAATACTTGAAGTACCTGGTCAAAACTACGATAGTTACTATGGAAAATCAAATATACAATGTATGAATTCATGTAAAGCAGACGATCGTTGTACTAGTTTTACTTTAGGGGCTAATACAAACCACGCAGCCCCGTCTACACTTGCGAGGTCTTTAGGTGTAAAACATCCCGCCCCCCATACTCAAGAAAAACCATCATGTAGATTATATCAAAAATTAGGTTCAAGTGTAAATGTTAATAACCTTATTACAAGTGAATGGGGGTTAAAGAGAACAACCCTTCAATATTTTTCTGGTAAAACATTTCCTGAACAATATAGATATTCTGGTGGAGAAATTGATGTAGGTGATAATAAATTGTTGACAGGTACGGGCAAAGGTATAGGTAATACAAAATGGAGTAGTAATGATTCTAAACATGGATCCTACAGTGGGCGTCCAGAAAGACATAGAGCAACAACTATTGCTTGGGGTGGTGGTAGCGATGGTGCACCATATAACGACCATACGAAGAGGAAAGAAATATATTTAGCAGGTGTTGACCGTGAGTTTTGTCCTGTAGATTTTGTTAAACAATATGGAACATGGAGGAATAATGGATCAACAGCCACGGCAGGAACATACCATGGAGAAAGCTCACAGGCTCTCAATATGTTGTCTAGTAGTGATGGTATTTGGACCCCTGGGAAAAGTAACATCGTGGCAAGTAATGGATGTTCCATTAATACGTCAGTTAGTAGCAATCTCGATGATTGTTATAGAAATCTAAATTGCGGTTGGTCGTGGATAGGTTCAGTTAACAACGGTGAGGAGAACATACAGGGTGAGAAAGGGTCTAGTGGAGTCTATATGAGTCCAATAAATTCAAATACTCTTGGTAGGAAAAGGTCAGTTTGTCATAAGACAAACATTAATCGAAACGACGCCAATTGGCCCAGACACGTTCCTACTGGAGGTGCTAGTGTAGCACCAACGAGAATGATAGTTGATGGAAAATTAAAATTTGGAGTTATGCCCGATAAATCTCCGAAGGGGGATGGATACTGGAAAGATATGGTTATTACATCAATAGGAGATAGTAGTCAAGCAGATTAAAATAAACTATAAGATCCATCGCATTTCCCCTCACTCATATATCCTCCATAAAATCCTAAAACATAAAAGAATGAATATGAAAGGATTAAACAGCACCCTAATCCCAAATTCTTTCTCCTTGAATTGTAAAACATCGAATATCCGTCTTCTTTATTTAAAAGATGTGTAGTATTTTCAGTGTTCTCCATATCTACAGCGGTCTGTCTTAACATTTACTATAATTTCTTCTGTATTTTTTAAGTATTTATTAAATTTGAAATTTTTAGGTAGGTCTTTTTAAACCATAAAAAGATGAACGTGGCAAGAAAGGTATTCCTTTCCTATCCACAATACAATAAAAACTTTATACCCTGTCGCCTCGATATCTGTTCATGTGTTATGAACCATAACCTTCAAAATTCCTACTCTGACCGCTTCCATTACAAGAAATGTTATGATCATGTAGAATCATTCTTCACGAAGAAGAGTAAGCGCGTTGAACAGATGTTTGAAGGAACTTCAAAGAAGATATCTGAAGATTAATCATTGTATTTTCAAGAGTGTATTCAATCGTATATCCCAACATTGAATGTAATTTTTTTTATTTAAGAATATATTCGTATATAATAATTACGATGATATTATTATATCTTATAACTCCTTTTTTAGGAACATTACGTAACTACATAAAATATAAACGAATAAAACTTTTACTGTTTTTAAGAACACCGATAACATATTTCATGATAAATTTAATATTTCAAAATCAAAATATATGGAAAACTCTCATGTTTGAGAGATGGTTCTTTTTTATATATAAGTCATTACTATCATTATATAACGATGATTATAACGTTAAAAAGCAAAAATATATAATAAAATATGATCTTAAATATTAACCATAAATCATTCTCATTTCAGCATAAGAAAGTTGTCCTCCACCTTCGCCTGTAAATACATGCTTTACAAATGCTTGATTTCCTTCTTCTAAAAACACATTAAATGCTTTTTTATTTTTATCATCCATACCTAAATTTAATCCTTCCTTTTTTTCTTCCACTTTTTCTTCCTTTTTTTCTTCCACTTTTTCTTCAACTTTTTCTTCAACTTTTTCTTCAACTTTTTCCATTTATTTATTACTCAATATATCTTTTTAAATCTATTCAAAAATAAATTTATCAACCGTTGTCCTAACATCAAATAACCGATGTAAAACTATCCCTGATAAAACGAAAAAGAAAAGGACTTTTATATATTTTGTTTTCGGATAAAATATTTTTTGAATAAAATAAGCAATAATCATAGTAATTAAAACATCTAAATAAGCAATGTTGAATACACGATATGAATGAATTCCGTTTTTAGGTTCTCCGAAAGCTTTTTTAATAGTTTCTTTCATATTTGTTAAAATTGTGTTAAAGATACATTTTTTTTCTCCCATTATAAAATATAATAGAAAAAATGTCAAATCAAATGGTTCATAATATTTTTTCAAAATGGTATCGCGAATACAAACACGGACACTTTACAACCTATAAAGATGGAGATATGACCAATGATTCAAACGATAATATTGGATACGTTTCAATAAAAGAAGCTTTTAAAAAAAAATTAACTTTTGATTGGAGTTTTGGGTTAAAACAAGAAGAAGTAGATTATGTAAAAGAGAATTGGGAATATTTTAGAAGTTACTGAAAGAATGTGG